TCCGGGCCATGGGCCAGTTTTTCCTGAAGCTGTTGTTTTTTATGCGCTTTTAAGGCGGCCACAGTGTTGGATGAAATAGATATATTCCGCCTACTGTTGGATGTCTTAGGCTCTTGCATCAGTATGCCGGAGTTTGTTTTCACAAGGTTCTGCCTTACTGCGACATAACCGTCATTCAGCCGCATGTCCACCCACCGGAGCCCCAGCAGCTCCCCTCGGCGCATACCGGTGTTGAGTGCCAGGTGGTAGAGGGCAAACAGTCTTTCGTTTTCGATACTATTTAAAAATTCTTTGACTTCGTCTTTGGTCCAATGCTTAATTTCTTTCTTCTCTTTCCGGGGAGGGCTGACTGCCCGGGCCACATTTTTTGTAACGGCTTGCCACTTCAGGGCCTGATCCAGGGCTTTATGAATTAGGGAGTGCAGCTCCCGGACCGTCTTTGGTGCGAGCCCACCGGGTTTGCCGTCAGCACGACCGTATTGGAGCTTTTTGTTGTAGAACTCCTGCAGGTGCATAGGAGAGAGCTTAGCTATCTGGATGTGGCCAAGTTCTGGAATTATATGCTTATCTATCAGGCTAGTGTAATTGTCCATGGTGGTTTGCCGGACCGATTGCCGGGCGTAGTTTTCCAGCCAGTAACGCAGGTACTCCCCCAGGGAGACTTTTTCAGGCTGAATAAAATCTTGCGTGCGAAGTTTTTGAAGGACTTCGGCCAAGACAATCTCAGCCTGTTTTTTTGTTGCTTTTGGTAGCCCCAGGTATTTGGCAACGCTGATCCATTTCTGCCGGCGTTCCCCATTTGGGCCTGGCTCCAGGTCCATTACTATGGAATAGTTATTCTTGCCGCGGGGACGGATGTGGCCGCGCATATCGACAACTCCTACATGGTATGATCATATAAATGTTTTAGTGTATTTCTGATAATATTTCGGTTATAATATCGTTACGTTACTCAAACAGTTTTTCTTGGGCTGTATGCATACATTGTATTATTAACAACAAGGCGGTTAGGGTCAGGCTTACCGCTTGCCCCTAGTTCGCCGCTTGGACGTAGGTATTGATGTATCCCGGCAACATAATCTCCGTCGATTGTTTTATAAATCAAGTACTGGCTTTTGGTGCAGTACGGTTCGCCAGTGGGTGGCACTTTGAGATGTTTTTCAGTCCTTAGTTCACATTGAAGTTCGCCGCGTTGGACTTTTTCCAAAACATGTTCGTTGAAGTATTTGCGCAGTACTTCTTTTGAGACCCAAACTACCGGAACTGGAAGGGGATGATCAGAGATGGTATTCACCGGCCTTTTGTATAAGATGAGTAATTATCTGTCTGGTATAATAACGCTTGATACATTTGAAGAATGGTTTGTTTCGTGCTTGCCATATTTATACAGCCCTAAAATTGAGCGCAAAACTCAAGTAATAGTTGATGAAATCGAGCTAAGCTTTGCACAGCTTAATGATTCAATTATAGACGAGGAAGAGTTTAAAAAATCCATGATGCAAGCATTCGAAAATGTATCGTACTTTAAGATTTTTGATTATAATTGCAAAATGGAAATACCATACAATGATGTTAAGGTGTCTTTCCCACCCAAAGAGGGTGGACGGCTTAACCCTCAATATAATTAATAATTACTTCAATTGGCCAGCTGGCGATTTCTTGTCCACCGAGCGTTGCGGATAAGAAATGTTTACCTGGCTTTCTTATTGTTAAGGCTGCTTGGCTATACATGTCAAACTCTTCTTGTCCGCCCTTCCCTTCAATTTTAAAGTTAATAGTTATCAATTCTATGGCGGCACTATCGGGCGGTTGTAAAGAAATCACCAAATGCTTGTCGCCTCTTTCGGGGGCAGTAAAAGAAAGCACGCATACAATACTCATGAATGTCTGGACAGGTTGATCCCTGTTTTTTGCACTAAATATAATCTGTTTAGGGCCAAACCTCATGATATCAACAGACCCGTCCATCCTGTTAACAATTTGTTCACAAGGGAAAAAGGCTCTAACTTGCATTTTGTTATCCTCCTCTTACCGGATCTTTAATCATATCTTTTTCATTAAGGGATCTCGATCCGCATATAAAACTCATGCGCCCACTCTGCCACGGGTTAAATCTACGACATCCATCCTGTCACGTATTATTAATCATTTCGACAAACCCTTCAAAGCCCGTCCCCTACCGGGGTTTTTTTGTTGGCCTTGTGGCGGGTGGGGTTTTCTGTGTTGTAAATGCCATGTGGTGAATTGGATGAACACTTTCTTTTCGTTTTGACAGGATAAAATTCTTAAATCTCTCAATTTCCATTAACTCCTCCTCCGTCCAGAGTTCATCGTCAATATGCGGGGGAGTAATAATTTTGTGGGCAACGGGGGTGGAGGTGGTGCGATAGTCGGTGCGGCCAAGGAGTTGTGGGGGGGCATCGTCAATAAACTGTTCCACAGAAACATTAAGAGCACGAGCAATTTTAGCGACGGTTTCCAAATCGGGTGTGTGGATATTATTCTCCCATTGAGAAACAGTTGATTTTCCCACATGGACTATCTTCCCAATATCTTCTTGGCGAAGCCCTCGCTCCGTCCTAATTTTTTTCAAGCGTTCTCCAAAACTCATTAACATCCCCCTTTCGGTAAGTATAGTTCAGGTTATATGAATTTGCAAGACAGGTTCAGAAACTATGAAATTCCCTCTTGACAAGTTCAGAGTTGCTGAATTATAATGAGTTCAGAAGGGGTGAACTTGGATGCACAAACTTGAGCAGTTGAGGCAGCACCTAAAAATTAACAAAACTGAAATGGCCCGCAGGCTTGGTATTACTAAAAGTAACTATTCAATGATTATTCATGGGCAACACGGGATATCTAAAAGGGTTGCCTTGAAGGCCCACCAGGAGTTTGGCCTTTCGATAGAAACTTTACTGTGTCCCGAAATTCAGAGAGTCGCAACCAAATATGAGTTACCTGAGGAAGCCATGTAGCCGGCAGGGAGGCCATTTTGTGATGGTCTTGTCCCCGTTAATGGTTTTATACCTGCCGGGGGTGTTCGGGGCTAAAACAGCTAGCGTACTACCCTTAAAAACGCAACGGAGGGATTCTGGCATGACTCCTACCCCGATGAAGGCGATCAGGAAGAAGTGTTTGGATTGTAGCGGCAACAGCAGTCTTGAGGTTGAGCTTTGTCTCATCAAAGATTGCTCGCTTTACCCCTACCGTTTCGGCAAACGACCGCAGACGGCAGAGAAGAAAGGCAAGTACGTAACCCTGAAGGAGGCTTCCCGATGACTGAGGACCCTGGACGCTACATGACAGCTCCGCTACCGGAGGTGAAGCCATTTATGCAAGATCAGCCCTATCTCTTTACCGTCCCCGAAGCGGCCAGGCACTTGGGGCTAAAAAAGTCTAAAGTATACGACATGGCCAAGAGGGGGGAGATTCCGACCATAAGGTTTGGCCGGTATGTCCGCATCCCGCGGCAGGCCCTTGAGAAGTGGGTTGATGCTCAAATCAGGAGAAAAGGAGGTAAGTTAATTGTCAAAGAGCGCTTTATACAACCAGGAATATGAAACCGTAGAAGTTATCGTATACCAGGGCATGCATTATCCAAACATTTGCAGAATGTGCGAGACCGTAATTAACGCGCCGGCCACGGTCTTCCCGCCAACAAAGGCCATCTTCTGCGGCGACGACTGCGCAGCGGAGTGGTTTGCCGCCCAGTGCGAGACCATCACCTCAATCACTGACGAGGAGGGAGAGCTATGTATCCCAAGCTAGAGATCAAGTCTAAAGTCACCAGCAACCTAACAGATTTTTTTCAGCTGCTAAAAGAAGTAGAAGATCTTGCTATTGCCCTGGCTTTAAAAATTGAAGACATAAACAATTTTAAGTTGGAAATCGGAACGGAGAAGATGGCTACTTGAATTTTTTGAACATGTCTTTTAATTGCTTTTCGGCTTTTCCTAATTCTTTGGTAAACTTGCGTGCATCCAGGTTGATGGTATTTTGGCATCTAGGGCAAGCATAAGAGGGGTTTCGCTCAATCTCTCTGATCGAAAGTTTAACAGTGTGGTTGCATTCAGGGCAGGGTATATCCAGCTTTACGCTCTTATCGAACATTGCGAGGTCTCCTCCTTCGAGGGGTTATTTTAGGCTCTTAATAAACTCGGCAAGCTTTTCACGCTGGGGAGGGGTAAGGGATTCGGCCTGGTGGAGCAGTCGGCGCAGGTCGGGAGGCATAGTCGAACCGTTGACCGTAAAGAAATCCACCAAAGAGATATTAAGTGCGGAACAAAGTTTAAACAGTGTTGAAGTTGTCGGTTCCTTTTGGCCGGCTTCCAGTTGGCTGATATAAGCCTGAGAAAGGCCGGATTCTTTAGCCAGCCGATTCTTGCTCCAGCCAACAGTTTCTCTTAATTCGGTTATACGGTGGCTAACGTTCATGGAGCGCTCCTTAAGTGTCATAACTAAAGTTATTATAAAGCATTCGCTTGCCTGATAAAATTATAATTATAGTATTGACAAACATATAACCATAGTTATAATTAAAGAAGGGGGGTGTCTAAATGAAAACATTACCGCAAAGACTTAAAGAAATTCGGGCCACCCAGGGATTGAGCCAGGCGGAACTGGCTGAAAAGGCTGGCCTTTCTCAGCCATTCATAGGAGCCATTGAAGCAGGCAAAAAAAGCCCTACCGTTCGCACAGTCGAAAAGCTCGCTGTAGCCTTAGGCGTATCAATATTTGAGCTGCTCGATAAACCGAAAAAGGAGGTAAGTTAGATTGTCAAAGAGCGCTTATAAGTGCATCTCTCCGGGTTGCGATAACGCTGACAGCGGCGGCGGATACTGTCCAGAGTGCGAAGACAGAGTTGAACGTATCTACCTGGCTAATACGTGCCAGGTGCATGTCGATAACCGGGGCCGTCAGTATGTCTACGACAGCGGTAAGCGCAGATACTTATAGCCTAATTCTGAACCGGAAAGGAGATTTAAACAATGCTGAAAGAAGCACGAAACGTAGTCGGCCTAAGCAGAGAGGAAGCCGCCCACCGGCTTTATATCGGCACCAGGACGCTTGCTGACTATGAGTGTCACAAGACCATCGCGCCGCCGGACGTGGTGATGCGCATGGCGGAGGTGTACCGTGAGCCTGCGCTGCCTGCGGATTACTGCGCGAAAGTGTGCCCAATCGGGCAGGTGCTTGCACATTCGCTGGACAGACCGGCCTTCGCGGTGACGGTGCTAAGAGTGCTGAAGGAATTTGCGGATGTGGAGCGGCTGCGGGACAAACTGATCAGGATTGCCGCGGATGGGGAGCTTAAGCGGAACGAAGTAGACGAGTTTGAAGGTATCCTGAAAGAAGCGGTGGAGCTGGAGAAGCGGATCGGCGAGTTAAAGTTCTTCGCCTTGCGGCAGGGTATCAGCATCAAAGAAATTATGCCCTTGGCGGGGTAGAAAGGAGACTGAAGATGGGTTATCCGGAGAGGAGGGAAAAGCATGAACCGCTGGGATTGCCCTTATTGTCACGAGAGCATGTATTCCTCTTACGACAAGCGGGAAGATGAGTTCGTGGTGTGTATACACTGTGACGGAACATTTAATAATCCGTATTATCGGCAGGCGATTCAGGATTACAAAAGTTTCGCACAGTTTCAAGGCGATGTCATAAGGCAATATTTTACGCTCAGAAAGGAGGGTTAAGGGATGAAAATCTTAACGAGTTACATCGGCAAGAACCGCGAATTCCAAGCCTGGCTGCGGCGCCTGCAGACGCCGAATGTGGTCTACCTGCAGCGCTGCGAGATGTGCGGGCGGATGGCGGCAGGCGCGATCTGCCGGCGGTGCGAGCCGATGTATCTGGGGTGGACAAAGAAGATCCGGGCGGAGCTAAAAAAAGAAAACCGCCGAAGCGGTGAACATCACACTCCTACTATAGCATAATCGCGGACAGATGTAAACTGCTGCCCCGTGCGCGACCAGAGAAACAGACCATACGAAAATATGCCGGTCGTGTGGTCAGGCTTACCGGCTGCAGGCGGCGGGGCGGCAAAGATAAAAAACGAGGAGAACAGTTATGAGAAAACTTGCTGATAAAATCATGCTCACCGGCTTCTTGGTTATGCTGCTCGGTGCGACGGGGGCGGATTCCCCCGGCGATGGGTATCTGATCGCAGGGGCGGTAGTTTTGGCCGGGTGCGTCCTTATGGCGGCGGGGCAGTGGATGGAGAGCGAGCAGTGTTACAAAGCTATGAAGGAGGATTACAAGTCAAATGATACAAGAAAAAAGCACTTCCCTTATTCAACTTAAAGATTATGAAGGACGCTGCAACGTCCTTTTCCCAACTGTCACAATGCAGCAGATATCGCCCTTCCACCGAATCCGGGTGGAGGAGGTAAAGATTAACCCGGATCCCGAGGCAGGGGATGTTTTTAAGGTGGGCAGCAAAAAGGTAGGCAATAATTTTGAGGATGTATTGTCCCTTTCCAAAACGGCTGTTTTGCGTCTGTCGACCGCTGCCGGTATCGTCTGGAACTGGGCAGAAACCAGAGTTTTGTCGGCCGGCAAAGATTATGTCCTATACCAGGCTGTGGGGGCCATGCGCAAGCCCTCGGGTGAGTGGATCCCGCTTAAGGCCACCAAAGAGATCGATCTGGAAGTGGTGGAGGCTGAGACTTACGATACTAACCTGGAAACAGCCAAAAAATTGAAACCTGAACAGCGGGATGGCCTTGCTCCCGAGGAGTGGGCGGAGGCCAAAACCCGCAAAAACATGATCCAGTGGAAAAAGAACAAGCTGATGCGGGCCGAGACCGGGGCCATGCTGCGGGTGGTGCGGGCGCTGCTGTCAGTCAAGCATCAGTATTCGGCAGCAGAGCTGAAGAAGCCCTTCGCGGTGCCGACCGTAGACTTTGCGCCTGACTACAGCGATCCTGAGGTTCGCAAAGCTATGGCCGAGGCAGGCATCCGGGCCACGTCCGACCTGTTCGGTCAATCCGCCGTCCACCAACTCCAGGCTCCGCAGCAGCTCCTTGGGCAGCCGATCGATGTTGACCAGCGTGAGGAGCGGTTCAACGCGAGCGGCGCCGTTATAGATGCGGATGTTACGGCTGATGTTGTTGATAACCTGCCCTGGACCGGCGAAGGTGACGGAGGGAACGATGTCGGTCCTCCCTGGGAAGGGCAAGCCGTAACAGATGACCCTGGGCAGCATGATATGTTCAAAAACGCTATTGTCTGCCAAGGCTGCGACCAGATTATTGCGATCGAAAAGGACTGGACCCCGCAGCAAATAGCCGACTACAGCCAAAAACGGTACGGTAAAAAGCTTTGCGTGTCTTGCCAAAAGGAAGCCGGTTTGCAGGAGAAGAAAACGGCCGGCCAGAAGGCAGGTGGCGGAAGATGACGATTAAAATTGCGCATTGCGCTGATCTCCACTTTGGGATGGGCTACGCCGGCCCATCCCCTTCTTCCCGGTTTGATGATATCTGCCGTGTCGCTGATTTCATGGCCGACCGGATCATCGAAGAGAACTGCGATCTGGTTCTGGTAGCCGGGGATCTATTCAAAGATGCCCGTGTCTTTCTGGACCGGGCATCGGTGGAGATCGCCGCGGCTGTCAGGTGGCTGCGCCGTTTCTCCGAGGCCGGGGTTCCTGTAGTGGTCATCAGCGGCACACCTAGCCATGATGCTATCGCTGCTTATGAGTTGATCAAGGAGATGCGCATCTTAGAGGTCCATATCTTTACGTCCCCAGGGATTAAGGAGGTTTACTGGGATGGACTGATCATTTCGGTTGTTTGCCTTCCCGGGATCAACCGTTCTACAATCGCTTCTCGGGAAGAATACTCCAAGATCCCCGCGCACGAGCTACATCAGCTGATAACCGACCGGGTAACCGAGTTAACTCTTGGGCTGGCCGCACAATGCGAGTATCATCCGAAGATTCTGCTTTCGCATATTACCTGCGCTGGCGCTGATAAGGGCTTCGAGGACCTGCTGATGCAACACGAGCCGGTCCTGACTAAGGCGGCTATCGAAGGAGCTGGGTTCGACCTGGTATGCCTGGGGCATATTCACAAAGCGCAGCAGGTGCAGGGGCTGACCGTGCCGACGTTCTACTGCGGTTCTCCCGAACGGCTGAGCTTCAACGAGGAGCAAATCACTCCTGGATTTTGGATACACGAAATAGAACCCGATCTGCCCTATGACAACATTAGCAACAGATTTATTGAAACACCATCACGGAAGTACTGGACGCTGGATTTGCCTTGGCGTGATAACGACCCTGACGGAGCGGTTGAGGTATTAAGGGACGTTAGCTATTCTCTGACAACTAACGGAGAAGACATGGTGCGTTCCCCGGGAGCAGATGCCATTGTCCGGGTCCGCTACGAGGTGACCGAGGCCGGTGCCAGGCAAATAAGCCAGGCGCAGGTCATGCGGGAGCTCTACCAACTAGGCGCTTTCTATGTCCAGGGGATTGAGGCAAAAATCCGGCGTTCCAACCGCACCCAGCGGGCTGCTGAAGCCACGTCGGAGCTCCGACCGGTGGATGCCCTGAGCTTATGGTGCCAGGTCAACCAGGTGCCCGAGGAGGAGCAGGCTGAGCTCGTGAAGCGGGCGGAGATACTTACCGGGGAGGTGAGCTTGTGATATGCAACCAACCAAGCTTAACTTAAACAATTTTTTGTCTTACGGTAATACGGAGATTGATTTTCAGGGTTTGAGATTGGTGGCCCTGTTAGGACACAATGGCAGCGGCAAGTCGTCCCTTGTGGATGGAATCACGTTCTCTTTGTACGGCGAAGGCCGCTATAAGGATATCGATCGCTATATCCGCCAAGGCCAAGAGCAAGCAATAGGCGAGCTGCAGTTCGCCCTGGCAGACGAGGTCTACCGGGTTATCCGGACCCGCTCGAACAGGGGTAAGGGCAAGAGCACCCTGGAGCTGGCCAAACAGGGCTGTTCTGGGTGGATCTCATTGTCAGGCGCCACCATGAAAGAGACGCAGGACAAAATCCGCGACTTACTCCGGATGGATTACGAAACCTTCGTCAGTTCCTGCGTCATACTCCAGGACGAGGCTGACCGGCTGACCAAGGCTACACCGGGCAAGCGGATGGAGATATTCGGTCAGATCCTGGGGCTGGACATCTACGACCAGCTACAAGAGACGGCGAAGGCCAAGGCCCGGGGATACCGGGATCAAGCTGCAATCAAGAGAGCGGCCATAGATAACATTGATGCCGATTTGTCGCGTTACGGGGAACTAAAGCAGCAGGAGCAGCGCTTGGAAGGCGAACAAAAGGCGTCGCGGGAGAGTATTAATCAGCTGGAAATTGACCTGGAAAATCAGGAAAAGATTGTCTCTGATTTACGTGTCAAAGCTGCCCGCAGCGAAGATTTACGCGGTCGTCAGACTAAAATTAATAGCGAGCTTGCTTCCAATGATAGCCGGCTTTCTGGCTTAGAACAAAAACGGGAGCGGCTGCAAAAAATCATCGACCGCGGAGACGAAATCAGGACAAAAGCCAAAGAGTTGGAGCAAGACAAAAAACAAATCGCAGCGTGCGATGATAAGGCCACCAGGGAACGGCAATTGTCGCGTGACTGCGAAACGCTAGAGCGGCAGGTGGCCAAATTCGATCGTGAACAAGAAAGTGAAATCTGCAGCATTAAAAGCAGCCTGGAATCGAAGCGACGGCAAGCGGAGCTACTTGAAAAAGTTCCCTGTTCCGGGAATGAAAAAGAAATTTGTCAGCTGCTCAAATCCGCAAGAGAGGCCGCAGCCGAAATTCCAGTCCTTGATTCCCGGCTAAAAGAGTTACGGGAGCAGAAAAATCCGCACGTGTCCGCTTGGCAAAAGGCTTGTACTGCTCGTGACGCTGTTAAATACGATGAAGCTGAGCACCGCCGGTTGCGTGAGCGAGTATCGGCGCTGGAGAAATGGACTGCAGTTCTGCCAGAGTTGAATCAGGCTGAAGAGAATATGGCCGGCATCGAGCAGCAGGCGGACGAGTTGCAGGAGCGCCAAAAAGAATTGCGGGCAGAGCTTGTTTCTATAAACATCGGCCTGGCTGACATAGAGAAAGTTGCAGCGGAGCTCCGTAAAACCGAATCCATCTTTTTCGGCGCCCGCAGGCAGCTGAAAGAAGTCCAAGAACTGGATCAGGATACCGGCATCAAGCTGGGGACCGTAAGCTCCCGCCTTAAAGACCTGGACGCCAAGGCTGGGCAGAAAGTTGTATTGGAAAACGAACTCAAGGTTTTTGCTCAGGAAGAACACTGGTACGCCCAGCTTACGAAGGCCTTCGGCAGAGCGGGGATTCCGGCCCTGATTATCGAGAATGCCCTGCCGGAAGTGGAGATATTGGCCAATGACCTGCTATCCCGCTTAACCGGCGGGAGGATGGAGATCCGCTTTGAGACGCAGAAGGAAGCTAAGACCACCGGAAACATCAGCGAGACCCTGGACATTGTTGTTTCAGACGAGCTGGGGGAACGTCCATACGAGGGCTGGAGCGGAGCGGAGCGGTTTGAGGTTAATCTAGGCATCCGGCTGGCGATCAGCAAGTTTCTGGCCAAGCGGGCCGGGGCGAAGATTGAGGTTCTGGTGATTGACGAAGGCGCAAGTTGCTTAGACGCAGCGGGCCGTACCGCCTTTACCGAGGCGATCAATATCATCGCAGAAGACTTCTCACTCGTGATAGTGGTGACACATATTGACGAGTTGAAGGAGTTCTTCCCGCAGCAGATCGTTGTGCGGAAGACTGCGGAAGGCAGCAAGGTGGAGGTGATATCATGAAGATTATTCCCGTTTTAATCCGCGAGAAGATAGTCAAGACCCGCAAAGACCACCGCTGCTTCGGTTGCTGTGAGAAAATCCCGGCGGGAAGCGAAGTCCACGCTGAAATCTGCGCAGGGGACGGGGGCATATATACCCTGTACTTTTGTGAAGTGTGTTGGATGTTTATGAATGAGAACCGCGATCTATGTGAAGATTGCGACGGCTTTGTTTACGAAGGCTGGATTGGAGATGCGCGGCGGTGAAGGGCAGCAACAAAAAACCGAGCAAAAAAGAGATTAAGAAGATGGAAACATGTATTGAGGATGGAAAAGAAAACAAGCAGCTGGCGCTGTTTTAACGAGAGATGAGCCGGGGAGTGAAGAGATGTCGCGGCCAACAAAAGAGGGTTTAGAATACTTTCCTCTGGTTACAAAATATGAAGACAAGGTTGAGCTGATAGTCGCGGAATTTGGCGCGGCCGGACTGGGAATCCTTACGAGCATTTGGCAAAAAATATATGCCAACGGTTACTATGCGCCGTGGGATAGTGATGTATTAATGTTGTTTGCTAGGCAAGTAAATGAAGAATTAACTGTAGTTAATACAGTAATAAACAGGTGTTTTGACCGCGACATACTAAACAAAAACTTATACGAAAAATATGGGATACTAACCTCTCGTGGAATCCAAAAACAGTATCTCAAAATCTGCAAAGAGTGTCGCCGAAAAAATATTGTGATGATACAAGAATACTGCCTTCTAAACAATAATCCGGAATTAACTAGTATTATTACCGTATTTACTCGTATTAATGCGGAGGAAACACCGTTAAATGATAGCGATAATCGACAAAGTAAAGTAAAGAAAAGTAAAGAGAAAGTAAAGGAAAGTAAAGTACAAAAAGATACCCCGCCTTTGTGTGAAAAATACGCCGAAAACGAAAAAGTGGACACCCAAGGGTCCAATGCGTCAAGCACGAAGCACACTCAAGAGTCCAATGCTTCGTCCAAGACACACACCGTCAAGGTCCAATGCGCTGAATTCGTCTCCATGACCAATGCTGAACACAATAGGCTTGTCAGCACTTATGGAGCGGCGGACACCGCACGAATGGTCGAGAAGCTCGATAACTACAAGGGCAGCACCGGGAAACGCTACAAAAGCGATTACCGGGCCATCTTGAGCTGGGTAGCGGACGAGGTGCTGAAAAACAAACGGGAAGCACAGCCCGGCAGGCAAAAATCATCCCTGGGCCTGCTGCAGGAGCTATACGACGAGGAGGTCGCAGCAAGTGGAGCGGTCAGAGACAATCAAGCTGTTTGCGATATTTAAAACGGCGTATCCACGGTTCTATGTCAGCCAAGACAGGGATGAGACCAGGCTGCAGATAGACCTGTGGACGGAGCTGCTCCGAGACATCCCCTTTGCGGTAATTGAGACGGCTGTCAAAAAATTGATTCTCGAAAGCCCTCATCCGCCGACAATCTCTGATGTGCGCAAACAGATTGCGGAAATCCTGCAGGACCCTAGCAATAAAGACGCTGCGGAAGCTTGGGGTGAGGTGATGCGGGCGATTAAAAATTACGGCTACTACAAACCGCAAGAGGCGCTGGCGAGCATGAGTGACAGGGCGGCAGAAGTTGCCAAAATAATCGGCTGGCAGGAAATCTGCACCGGGGAAGAGCTTGGTGTGACCAGAGGGCAATTTGTCAAGATGTATGAGATGCTGACAAAAAGAGACAAACAAGAGATGGTCCTGCCGGATGGGTTAAAACGGGCGATTAGACAAATCGCGGAGGGACAGAATTTAAAGCTCGTTGAGGGAGGCAAGTAAAAATTGTTAACTGCCAACCAAAGCCTAAAACAAAAATTTAGCGACATCCTGGCCCGCTTTGAGAGATACAGCTTCAGTGAGGAGCAGCTGCGGGACCGGGAGCCTGACCTGGAGATGGCCGCGTATGATTTAGCAGCCTGCCGCGCCTGCACCGGGGGAATGTGTAAGACATCGCTGAACAGAGACTGCAGCAATCCATACCGCCATAAGGTGCAGGGTGAGCCATGCGGCGATGAGTGTTATAAGCTCAACATCTGCGGCTGGTACGCTTTGGATCACAGGGCCTGCATTATGTATGAGCGGCTGAGCTTTGCTGTTTATAAATGTCCCGGGCATATCGAGCGAAAGGCGCAGTTATCGGGGGTAAGGCAGAGTAGGTGGTATGATGACTAAGCGAGTAATTGTCGGTGGGGCGATTGGTTCCCCAAGCCACAAGGAAAATATCTTTCAACACCCCCGACCTGGCGACAAGGTAATTGTCACGATGCGGGACAGCACCAGAGGCCACCGCCGCATTATGCGGTACACGGGCACGGTAGAGGCGGTGACGGAGTACTTCACGGTGATATATACCGGCAGATACCGGGTTACGGTTTCAGCAGCGGACTTACACTGCGGGCAGGCGATGGCAGAAACTTTAGAGTGGAAGGCAGGTCAAAGCGGTGAGTGAAGCTGACGTCCAAGGAGCGATACGCGACTACATGGGGTGGCACAAATGGTACTGCTTTAAAATTCATCAGTCAGCGCTATCACACAAAGGGGTTGCTGACCTGTATGCGGTTAAGGCTGGGCGGTCTTTGTGGATAGAAGTAAAAACGCCGCATCCGCGCAGTAAACAATCTCCCGAGCAGGCCGCATTTGGCTGCGCAATCCTTGCGCACGGTGGTGAGTATATCGTTGCCAGGAGCGTTGATGATGTGGAGACTTATCTGCGGGAGACCAATTTCAAGCATGTGGGAGGCTAGTAATGAAAATTCCGCGGGCGGTCTTTAGGTATGTCGAGTATGAATTATATGGCTACGAACAAACAAAAAAAGAAATACAGGAGCTAAGGGAAGATATACTGGAAGACAGGCCTGCGCTGATTGAGGTCGCCTCTATTTCAAAATTGGGGCAGATCAGCGACCCTACAGCCCAAAAAGTTACAAGGCTTTTGACAAGCAGAGTTCTGAAAAAAATGGCCGACAACATATGTGCAATTGACCGGGCGCTGAGTAGATTAAACGATGAGCACCGACAGCTATTTGTGTTGAAATATTTGCAGGCACTACCCTGGCAAAAAGTCCGTAGCGATATACCAATAAGCGATAGAACATATTTCCGGTTGCGCAGAGAACTTGTTGGTATGGTGGCGGTTGAGATGGGGTTAATTTTGGCAGAAAGTTGGCAGGAATGAGAGTACTTTCTGTGGTAAGATGCTATAAAGGGAACCTGCCGAGAGGCGGGTTTTTTGTGTTAGTTGCTTCTTGATGGAGTTAGGGAGTGAGAACGGTGGCACTGACAAAAAGGCAGCAAAGATTTGTCGAAGAGTATTTAATTGATCTAAATGCTACACAAGCTGCTATCCGTGCAGAATATAGTATAAAAAATGCTGATAAAATCGGCCCGGGGCTAATAGGGAAAAGTAGGGTAAAAGAAGCTATCGAGAAAGCCTTGGCAGCCAGATCGCGCCGCACTGGCATCACTCAGGACCGTGTCCTCAATGAGTTGGCAAAAGTAGCATTTTTAAACGCTACTGACGTAATCAATATGGACGAGGCCGCCGTTCGTTGTGACGCCAATAGGGATGACACAGCCGCCATTGCCAGCATTAAGGTTAAAACTATCCCCACCGAAGCGGGAAACATCGTTGAACGTGAGATAAAGACTTACGACAAGATTAAAGCTCTTGAGCTCATCGGTAAACATATTGGACTATTTAGCGATAGTCTGAGGCTATCGGGAGAAGTGTCGGTGAAGATAGTGGATGACATTGGTGGGGAGGAAAACGGAGAAGGTCAGTAGCTATGAACGTCAAGTTGACCTCACTTATTGCCCCCAGCTTTTATAAGCTACACGGCGAGCTTAAGCAAGATATTTTTGATGAGGTATGGCTAAAAGGCGGTCGCGGGTCGACGAAATCAACCTTTGTTAGCGTACAAATATTGCTGGGGATGATAAAGGACATAGAAGCAAACGCTGTGATATTCCGGCGATATCAGAATGAATTGCGTGACACTGTTTTTGGTCAGTTCGAGTGGACAGCAAGCAAGATGGGAATAGCACACCTGTTTAAATTCCAGGTCAGCCCGATGCAAATCATCTACTGTCCCACCGCTCAGAAGATCGTGTTTAAGGCGGCGGATAATCCTAAAAAAACAAGGTCTTTTAATCTGGGGCGCGGTTATATCAAGTATGCTTGGTTTGAAGAGCTTGACCAGTTTACTGGCGCAGATGAAATCCGCAACATTCTCCAGTCCCTTTTTCGGGGAGAGAATAAAAAGCGGATTTCTTTTTATAGCTACAACCCGCCAAGGTCAGGACGCAGCTGGGTGAATCAAGGGGCGAAGGAGCCGAAGACTGGCCGGAGAGTTCATCACTCAACATATCTGGACGTACCGCCGGAATGGTTAGGCGAGCGGTTCTTGGCTGATGCCGAACATTTGAAAAGAGTCAATGAAGCAGCGTATCGTCATGAATACCTGGGGGAGGAAGTCGGAACTGGTCTCGAAGTATTCACCAACGTGGAGCTACGGAAAATTGCTGATGAGGAAATAACTGTCTTTGACCACATTCGCCAGGGCTTAGATTTTGGTTATGCAGTAGATCCGTTGGTCTTTGAGCGGATGTATTATGACCGGATGCGCCGGCGGTTATATCTGTTTGCTGAGACCCACGGCCTCAATCTATTTAATCGGCAGCTTTGGGAAAAAACCCAAAGATACAATGACGTATGGACTATTGCGGACAGCGCGGAGCCAAAAAGCATAGCGGAACTGAGAAGCTATGGCATGAAAATCAAGGGGGCAAAGAAAGGTCCGGGCAGCTTAGAATTTGGTATCAAATTTTTGCAAGACCTGGAGGCGATCATAATTGACCCGGAACGGTGTCCACTTGCGGCAAGGGAGTTCATAAACTATTCACTGGAAACTGGTTATGGCGGAATCGTAAAAAGCCAGTTTCCTGATAAGGATAATCACAGCATCGATAGTGTTCGCTATGGGCTGGAAGACGACATGATAAACATCAAGAGAAGCCCGGTAGAAAAACCAAGTGGCTGGTGAAAGGGCGGTGTTATGATTGCTGACATCACTTGATTTTTTAAAAGCAGGCAATACCTGGCCGCCGCCCGATGAGGCAGAAAGACTATCCAGGTATAACCAGAACCGCCTTCTTTTTGAGGGCAAGCATGAGCAGGTGTTCGCGCAGTGGGTTAAACTTCTGCGGGACGACCAGCAGGCCACGCTGGAGATAATCTTAAACTGGCATAAGCGGCTATCGACACTCTTCGCGGACCTGCTCTTGGGTGAGCCGCCGCGGATAACAGCAGGCAACAAAAACAGTCCTGAGCAAACGACTCTGGAACGCCTCACCCAGGACAATCAGCTGCATAATACAGCTTACGAAGTTGCCTTGGACGTTTCGCGCTACGGCACAGGGCTGTTTAAGATACGCTTTGACCAGAGGGCGATTATCGAAACACAGCAACCGGGCATTTGGTATTTAGTTGTTGCGGCCGACAACATCCGCGAAACATTGGCGCAAGTGCTTGCGTATGTGTACGAAGTCGAAGAGATGGGCATGTTCGGACGGCGCCATAAGCGGCAGTATCTGAAGACCGAACTGCATGAAAAAGGAAAAATCACGACAACGACGCAGTACCTGAAAGACGGTAAAATCGATGCGGTAAAAGAACAGACGGAAATCAGTACCGGCGTTGATGAATTTCTTATTGTTCCGGTCAATAACGTTCTCACCAGCGATAGGATAATGGGAAAGGACGACTACATTGACTTAGATAGCCTCATCCAGGAACTTGAAATTCGGGTAGCGCAGATCAGCCGGATACTGGACAAACACGCCGATCCGAATATGTATGGGCCGGATGCGGCACTGGTCCAAGACTCAAAAACCGGCGAGTGGTTATTCAGGGGTGGCGGTAAATATTTCCCCGTGGGGCAGGGTGAAACCCCGCCCGGCTATTTTACTTGGGACGGGCAGCTGGAGGCAGCATTCAAACAGATTGACTTGCTGATGGAGCAGCTATATGTGTTAAGCGAAACCTCAGCGGCCGCATTCGGACAGCTCAAGTCTGGTATGGCTGAAAGTGGCACAGCATTAAGACGATTAATGCTTGCGCCGCTTGCTAAAGTGAACAGGTTACGAATGCGCTTTGACCCTGCGCTGAAGAAAGTCTTGAAATTAGCCGCAGAGTTGGAAGCAGCCCAAGGAATGCGCGGGGCGGTTAAGTTTGAATCAATCGATATTGCCTGGCAGGATGGTTTGCCTGGAGACGATAAAGAACAAGCGGAAATCCACAGTATCCTAGTGCAGAGCGGTCTTATCAGCCGGGAGACGGCGCTCAAGCGGCTGTTCCAGTATGAGGCTGATACACTGAAAGAGGAGCTGATCCGGATAACCGCCGAGGCGAACGCTGAAGCACCGCTTATCTTCCGCCCTAATCTTGAGCAGCAGCAGGGCGGTGAGGGCCAGGGCGGTGGTGGTAGTTAATGGCTTTCGATGTAGAAAGGCAGATCCAGCAACTAATCGGGATATACCGGCAGGGTTTTGAGGAAGTGCTGCGCATTATCGTCGAGAAGGATGCCAAAGGGCAATGGACACGGTATCACAAAGACTTAATGCTGGACATCCAGGCTGTTTTGCGACAACTCGACCAGCATGCCGACCAGTGGATTGCGCAAACAGTTGGGCAATCATATAGCCAGGCTACGGCAACCACAGCGGCTTTTCTGATGGGGGTTGGGATAGCTGTAGCCGAAACGCCTGAATTCGCTCAAGTCCACCGGCGGGCCATAGATGTGATAGCACAAAACATGAGCGGCAACTTAAGAGACGCTACGCAGTTTGTAGGCCGACAGACACAAGACATGTTTCGCAGGGTAGGGCTTGAAGCGACAGCGCGGAAATATGCGGCAGGGGCCACTGTCCGGGATATGAAAAAAGAGGTCATCCGGCGGCTCGTTGACCAGGGACAGACAGCGATGATTGACAGAGCGGGTCGCAGGTGGCGGCTGGACAGTTACGCTGAGATGGTGGCCCGCACCACCACCAGGGAGGCGGCCAGCGTGGCAACACTCAACACCTGCCGGGAGTTTGGGCTTGACTTGGTGCAGATATCGCAGCATTACCCAACCTGTCCGCTTTGCGCCGTGATTCAGGGCAGGGCATACAGCATCAGCGGTGAGGATAAGCGGTATCCAAGGTACACTGACGAGGTGCGGATTCCTAAACACCCGCATTGTCGCCATTCAGTTCACCCTTATGTTCGCGAGCTTGATGATAACGCGGCGGCTATGGAGCGGTTCAGCAACCAGCCGCCACCTCCACAGAGCGAAGCGGAGATGCAGGCATACAAGGATGCGCGGGACAAGGTGACAATTGCGACCAATAGAAAAAGGGCGCGGGAGGTGCTGTTAAGCGAAAATGCGCCGATGGTCGAAAAGGTAAAAGCAGCAGAACGCCTAAAAAAGACTTACGAAAAAGCAGGAACAAGGCCGGTTGGTAGGGATGCCGGCATGATAAAGCAGTATGAAGCTTATATCGACAGTTTGAAGCTTGGGAAAGTGGTTGATATTAACAGCAAGACTGGTATAATAACCATAGAGGGCAGAAGTGTCCCCAGAAAAGCATTTCCTGATGCTGTGGTGGATTTAAAACATGAAAGCGGCAAGATTATACAGAGAAGGTATTTTGGCCATGATGGCAACGCGAGATTAGACATCGATCTGACAGACCATAATAAACCTTGGAGTCATGAAACATTACATGTTCATGAGTGGATTGATGGAAAGCGAACAAAGAAATGGCGCAAGCCTACTGCTCTGGAAATAGAATTGGTAAATGATTTATAAGGGGATTGATGCGTATGATAACTTTTGATAAATACAGCAACGTGGGCGAGTTTATTACAGATATTGATATCGTGGGCGAAATAATTTTCAAATATGACGACAGGGAATATTCTCTGGACTATGATGGAGAAAAGGTAAATATTGCGGAAAGCTTTAAACAAGAGACAGAACAAACATTCTCAAGCATTGAAGAATTTCTTAGCAAGTTCCTGCTGAATGGAAAACCCATCAAAGAAGCTGTAACGGAAATTGATGTAGTAGCGCATTAAAGACTAACAGCAAGTATACAAAATTAAGGCAAGCCGCCAAGACCCAAGTCGAGGCGGTTTTCTTATGCGAAATATTACGGCCACGCGCACCGGTTAAGCGCGGAAAGGAGTATATCAAAATGAGTGACGAGAACAAAAACCAAGGCAACCAAACACCTGGTGACGGCGGCCAGGGCAATCAAGGCAGCAAACAGCCGGATAAGACGTTCACGCAAGCCGAACTTGACGCGATTATTGCTGACAGGCTGCAGCGGGAACGGGAAAAAACCAAAGACTACGCAGACCTAAAAAAAGCTGCGGAGGAGTACCAGAAACTCAAAGATGCTCAGATGACTGAGACTGAGAAGCTCAAGAGCAAACTGGAAGAAGCCGAACGGGAAAAAGCTAAACACGAGCAGCAGGCAGCGAACCTTAAGTTGGAAATCGACAAGCTGGCTATCCTGGAAGAGTTGGGCTTATCCAAAACTTGGGCGAATCGGGTCAAGGGAGCAACTGTTGAGGAAATCAAGCAAGATGCTGAGGAATTGAAGAAAGCGCTTGGCGCCACAGGGAAACCCGTAGGTGGTGGGACAAACCCGCCCGGCGCCGGCGGCGGCGAAATTAATCCGTGGAAGCGTGAAACGTTCAATCTTACGAAACAGGCGCAGATAGTCAAGGATAACCCTGCCTTGGCGCAAAGACTGATGGCCGAGGCGAAATAAACTTAAGGAGAGTGGTTTTAAATGACTGTAAGGATTGCGGACATTATTGTCCCGAGTGTGTTTAATGACTATGTAGTGCGGCGCACGATGGCACTATCGGCGCTTTTCCGTAGCGGCATTTTGTCTACCGGAGCGGACTTTGATCAGCTTGCCAGCGTAGGGGCAAGAACAATCAATATGCCGTTCTGGAATGACCTGACTGGCACAGATCAAGTGCTTAGCGATTCCGTGCCGCTAACGATTAAAAAAATTGTGGCGGATCAAGACATAGCGGTAATTTTAAGGAGAGGGGACGGTTGGGCTGTTAACGATTTAGCGTCTAACCTGTCCGGCGATGACCCGCTTGCCGCAATCGCCGACTTTGTAGCGGCCTACTGGGCCAGGCAGATGCAGACGGCGCTTATTGATACGTTGACTGGCGTATTTTTAGCCGCCAGCATGAGCGGAAACGTGCATAACATTCAGCCTGTTGATGCGACTGCTACGGCTGATGGTCACCGTTTTACTGCCACCAACTTCATCGACGCCGTGCAAAGGTTGGGTGACGCCAAAGACCAGCTTACCGCTATCGCCATCCACAGCCAAACCGAGGCGGCGCTGGCACGGCTGAACCTAATAACCTTCGTGCCGCCGTCTGAGCAACAGGCCGGGATGAAGCAGTTTATGGGCCGCAATATCATTGTCGATGACTCGCTGCCTGTGGCAACTGTAGCGGGCGGGATCAACACCACCAGTTACATCTTTGGCACGGGCGCGATTGCTTACGGTAACGGCAATCCTGTAGGATTCATACCGACGGAAACCGAGCGCAGCGCCCTGGCTGGCGATGATCGTCTAGTCAGCCGCAAAACCTTTGTCATGCATCCGCGCGGTGTGCGGTTTACATCGGCTGCCGTAGCAGGTTCTTCGCCGACGAACGCCGAACTTGCTACAGCAACCAACTGGCTGCGTGTCTGGGAGAACAAAGCTATACGGATCGTGCAGTTCAGGCACCGGGTATAACGACATAGTTGACGGAGGCAAGCCGAGCCTTTGCCTGCCTCCCTCGTCACTTGGAGGG